GGGAAAATAATGACGTATAAAAATAAGTCTATGACGAAAATACTGATCGTCCTTTACTTCCCAGCTTTCGATAAATTTACCAACTTGCCCTTACGAACTTCAATGAGTCGTACCAAGTGTGGCATCAAACCATAGATGAACAAAGATTCATCTGTAATCAATTCCTTGTCACCATCAACAAAGCAATCCTTAGCCAATTCACGCATAGCACCAACTTGGTCCTTTTGTGACAAAGACATGTATTTGCTGAATGCTGTAAATGATGGTTGCTTGAAATAGCCGATGTAATGTTCCTTGCCATCGCATTCATCACCTTCTACATAAATGGGGTACAAACGCTTCAACTTGGGGTTAGCTGCATGTAGCTCCGAAACTTTGGAATTGATTGTTTGAATAAGCTCGTCAGACAACAAAAGCTCATCAACTTCGTTTTCCATGTTTTCTTTTTCTAATACATTTTCTTTTGACATAACTTTTGAATTTAATGTTTACTAAGGAATAGAAACCTCTCTATACAAGAGTTTAAAAAAAGTGAGCCTTTTTAATAGACTCACTTTAAAAACACATTATATCAGAAGTTACAGCCAAGAACTTGTTCCTTCACCAGTGATAATGTCGAACGGGTTCAATTGGAATTCCTTCACAATGTTAGTATCGTCTTGCTGGCTTTCAAAACCATCTTCATTAAAGAGACAACCCTTCAAAGTTACAGTTTCAGCAGTCCAATCTTCACCGGCATAGGCATTTGTAAATGAAATAATCAAGTCAAACTCGCCCAAATCCATCAATGAACCTGCCAAAGCACGCAATTGTGATACTGTATTGTAATCCATAGTAATAGCAGCTGTACAAACCTTGTTGCCAAAACCACGATTAATAGGATTACCACCAATTCCATAGTTGTTTTCAACCTTACGGGTCTTATTCCATGAAATCTTTGATACACCTTGCATAATAGTTGAATCTTCCGAAATATCCAAAGCTGGAATTGAAATACGGATCATAGACCAACTATATGCAACATTATTAATTATTGCCATTTTTCGTCAATTTATCTGTTAGTTAATGCCAAACCTTCAACTACCTCGATACGTGCTGCAACACCTACAGGCACCAACGAATACTTAATAACCAAAGTATCGTTCTTCAATACGTTTTGGTTCTTGTCAATTGTTACAGAGAAACCGGAAATTTCTTCGTTAGTCTGCATAGTTGTCAAAATATCAGTTACGATATTCTGGAAAGTTGTAATCTTTGCTGCCGACAAATAACCGGTACTTGGGTCAACCTTCAAAGGAGAGTTAACGTATGGCAACAAAGCATTGCGAACTGCACGTCTAGACTTGTTGATAGTACGGTTACGAGCAATAGTGCGGTAATCGCCATCAGAACAAGTTTGGTCTTTTGAGAAATATACACCACTTTCCAAGCCAGCGTACTTGCAAAGGAACATGTAGCCCTTATCATCCAAGTTATCCAACTGAATCTTGTTCAATGATGAATACTTCAAAGTGCTTGTTCTCTTACCTTCTGCATTGATTGTTACATCACCAAAACCCATTTCAATGTCTGGGAAGTAACCAATCAAATTAAACTTATTTACCCATGCAATAGATTCTTGCACAGAAGCTAAAGCCAAGCAACCAAGAGCTGCACCAATAACACCTACAGGAGTAGCGTTTTCATTGGCCAAGTGCATAGCTGTTACATCGGTGTCAAGACCTTGACTAAGCAACACGCTTACATATCGAGAACCAATCACACAAGTTGGAATCTTATTCAATTCTACTTGTTTGCTTTCACCATCAGTGTTTTCTACTACAGCAGAGTTAGCAGAAAGGACGATTGACAATGGAGCATTTTCATCAGCCAATGCAATTGCCTTTGAGTTTAAACTTGTAACCAAATCAATGCTGTAAGCTTCTGCGGATGGGTCTGTTTGCTTCCACAAAGATTGTTCAGTCCATACGCCCAACTGATTAATCATACCATCAGCTGCACGTTGCATAGATTCAATTACATCCCAATTCAAACCACAGTCTGCAAAAGCAATAAACAAACGGCCAATTTCTCCTTGGATGCCAAAGAAATGGTTGATATGGTAATATGGAATACCAAACAACAAGTCCTTTGCGTTGTCACCTGTGTATGGGGTAATGCCCAATTCCTCCAAATCCTTCATGGAGTTGATTTCAATTACCTTTCCTTCCAATTTGTCTTTTACCGCCAAACCTGGACCTTCGGTAAAGAACTTTGTTTGCTTGGAAATATCAAACAACAAACCAGTGACCTTTTCAGTTGAGGTTGTTACACTTGAACCGATATTACCATCGGTATCAGTCATAAATACACCACCTAATGACATTATTGTTGATTTTTATTGTTTAAAATACGGATTTTGATAAAGAATAGCGTCTTTAACCAAAGATGGTTGAGCGTTCTTTGGGAACACACCGCCCTTCGCATTTACATACAAAGCTGAATGGTTTGGATAAAGAGCAAGCAATTTCTTAACTGCATCAGGAATTTCAACAGGTTTAGCCATAGAAGCTTTTGTGTTTGTTTCTGTTGTCTCTGGTGCTACAGTTTGTACAGCTGGATTTTGTACAGCTGGATCTTCTACTGTTTGAGTATTTGTTTCATCATTTTGCGTTTGAACAGCTTCTGTGTTTTCTTGATTTTGAAGCTTTGTTTCATCTACAACTGTTGATTCGTTTTTCTTTCTTGCCATAACTTTTAAATTAAAAAAGGGAATGGAGCCTTTACTCCACTCCCCGTGATTGATTTATGATGATTGTGTTTGTATTGTATTACTGAGCATTGGTATATGCTGTCCAACAAACAATTTCAGCCGGGCGCACAATGTTAACGTCCATCTTCATACGCATTTGGAAGAAGTACATTTCACTGTTGTTCTGCAAACGGTCAACCTTTACAACTTCAGTGTCGTTTGCATAATCAACACCCATCCACAAGTTAGAATCCAAACCAGTGCTGAATACACCCAAAAGGATTGTGTGTTCAGGAACACCTACGATAGGAACAATACGCTTGCCCTTGAAACGATATTCGTTCACCTTAGTATTGTCTGAATACTTCACTTGCTTATCGCTCAAATATTGGTCATACAAATCCCAAACGTCCCAACCAGTTACGAACACAAGGTTCTTATCCTTGCGAACATTCTTCGGGCACTGCTTCCACATTGCACGCAAAGCAGCTTCTACTTGTTCACCAGTTGTCAATTCAGTAGAACCAGCGATGATTACTTGACCACCAGCCTTTTCTTCAGCTGAAGCTGTTTCTGCTGTGTTAGACAAGATGCGCTTGATAGCACCATCAAAATACTTCATCGGGCCACCTGCGTTTGTACCACCGATTTCAGTACAGCCAGTCGGAGCTGTTACCTTAGCAGCAGCCGAGCCACCCTTAGCCGAGCACCAAATAGATTCACCGATATATTCGTTCTTCTTGTCCATCAAAAGACGGAGCATCTTTGCTTGAATCTTTGGGTCCAAGTCACGGAATACCAAATTACCTTCCGGTTGTGCAAACTTCCAATACTTTTCATAGTCACGAGGGTTGAATTCCAAGTAAACCATGAATTCTTGCGGTTCAAGATAACGTTCAGTAGTTGTGTACTGATTCAAACCATCAGCTGTACCTGCGCCAGCACCGTGAGTTGAAGTCGGAGTTGGAACATTATCTTGGATGATTTGACCCAATTGGATCATCGGAATAGTGTACTTGAACTGAATACCCGACTTAATGTGAATCAAGCCTTCTTGATATGTGTCATTTCCCTGCGCTGTATAGGTGAGCAAATCTTCAAGAACCTCACCAGAATAAGAGTTTTGCGCAAAATTTACAGAACTTGCCATGTTTTATATGTCTTATTTATTAGTCTGCGAGTGTTTGAAACTTAAAATCCTTACCAACAGCAGCTTCTACAGCATCCTTCATGCGCTTTTCAGCATCTGTCAAGCCTTGTTCAGCATTTTCTACATTGGAAGGGTCATTTGCAATCTTTTCAGAGATTTTTTCGCTTGGATTGATTGTGTTAAGAGTTGCCTGTACCAATTCAAAATTGGTCTTAGCCATTTCTACCCACTTTTCCTTTGCATCAGCTGCAATCTTGTTCTCTGCAATAGCATTGTCAATGAATTGTACAATTGCAGCGTCACGTTGTGCTTGTTCAGCATCCTTATATGCTTGCAACTGATTCTTGACATCAGCCAATTCATTTGTTACATTGGTCAATTGTGCTTCAGCACCTTCTTTCTGAATTCGCAATTCATTAAAAGAAGCTTGCAATGCCTTCAAATTTGTTTCTGCATTCTTCAATTCTGTAATTCGGTTCATCACAGATTCAATGCCAGTTTCCTTTTGCATTCCAAGTTGAGCACAAACATCGCCAAATGACAATTCTTTGTTTTGTTCCATTGTTTGTGAATTTGAATTTTCAATCTGATTTTGCTTATGAATAGGGTCGG